GCAACAAAAATTCGTAAAGATATGGGAGTTAATAAATGAGTGTATTGGGTGAAAAAAGCGTACATAAACATGGATTTGTTAAGCTATTAGAAGTTATGGGTTCTGATCAAACAATCGAAGAATCTGCTAGAATTAGTTATGGTGAAGGAACTAGAAAAACTAGTGAGATTAGAAATTTGATACGCTATTTGATGAGAAATAAACATACATCTCCTTTTGAGATGGCTGAGGTTCGATTTCATTTGAAAATGCCTATTTTTGTCATGAGACAGATGGTGCGCCACAGAACCGCAAATATCAACGAATATTCTGGAAGATATTCTATCATGAGTGATGATTTTTATTTACCTTCAGAATCGTCAGTTAATGAACAGTCGCCTTTTAACAATCAGGGAAGAGGTGATGAGGTGGATGATTTTAATAAAAATCTTGTATTAGGATCCATGTCTGCTGTGAATGATATGGCGCATCATACTTATAAAAGAATTGTAGATCCTCAACCAACCGATGGTTTTGACGAAAATTTTAAAGGAGTTGCTAGAGAACTTGCGAGAACTATTTTACCTGTTTCAAATTATACCGAAGTTATTTGGAAATCAGATTTGCATAATTTTTTACATATGATAAAATTGAGAACTGATAATCATGCTCAGGAGGAAATTCGTGATTTTGCGAATGCTATGTATGAATTGGTAAAACCTCATTTTCCTTTGTCATGTGAAGCATTTGAGGATTATGTTTTAAATTCTGTAACATTTAGTGGTGCGGAGATGAAATTTTTGAGAGAATGGATTATTGGAGATTTTTCTCAAAAAGAATCTTGGGAAGATTACATAATCGATGGTTATTATGATAAATTAACCCAAGATAAAACCTTAGAAGAGCCTAAAGCAACACTAAAAAATGCAGAAAAAATATTATGCGAAGAATTTGGAATTTCCAAAAGAGAATTAAAAGAATTTAAGAATAAAATTTCAGATTTATAAATAAAAAGTCACTAAAAATTTATTATTGTTAAGGAGTTAAAACAATGCCATTACCGACCGAATATCAGAGATTCATTCACTTATCCCGTTATGCTAGATGGAACTACACTTTAAATAGAAGAGAAACATGGGAAGAAACAGTTGAAAGATATTTTAAATTTTTTGCGGAACATTTGGATGAAAATCACAATTACAAATTAGAAAACGGAACAAGAACAGAGTTAGAGCAAGCTGTTAGAGAATTGAAGGTCATGCCTTCAATGAGATGTTTAATGACAGCAGGTGAAGCATTAAAAAAAGAAAATGTTGCCGGATATAATTGCTCTTATGTGAAAGTTGATTCTCCACGTTCTTTTGATGAGATACTTTACGTTTTAATGAACGGAACTGGAGTTGGTTTTAGTGTTGAAAAAAATTATGTTGATAAACTCCCAGTTGTAGCAGAGGAATTTTTTCCTACTGATACCTGTATTGTAGTGGCAGACAGTAAATTAGGTTGGGCAAAGGCATTGAGGGAATTAATTTCACTTCTTTACGATGGATTAATTCCCCAGTGGGATGTGTCAAAGGTTCGTCCAGCAGGAACTCCTCTAAAAACATTTGGAGGAAGAGCATCTGGACCAGAACCTTTGCAAGACTTGTTCCGTTTTATTACGGAGATATTTAAAAATGCCGCAGGAAGAAAACTTAAATGCATCGAAGCACACGATATCGTATGTAAAATTGCTGAAATCGTGGTGGTTGGAGGTGTTAGGAGGTCTGCTCTTATTAGTCTTAGTGATCTTACAGATGAGCAAATGCGTCACGCTAAGTCAGGAAATTGGTGGGAACAAAATGCCCAAAGAGCTCTCGCAAACAACAGCGTTAGTTATAAAGAAAAACCAGACGTTGGAACTTTCATGCGAGAGTGGCTCGCCCTTTATGATTCAAAATCTGGAGAAAGGGGCATATATAATGCGATGTCTGCGATGAAACAAGTAGAATCTTTAAATGTTGACGAAGAACAAAGAAGAGAACCGAGACCTGATTTCGGAACCAACCCATGCTCGGAAATTATCCTTAGATCAAGAGAATTTTGCAATTTATCCGAGGTTGTTATTCGAAAGAGTGATAATTTAGAATCTTTGAAAACCAAAGTTAAAGTTGCAACAATTCTGGGAACGTTTCAGTCAACATTGACAAATTACAAATATCTCAGTAAAGAATGGAAACGCAATTGCGATGAAGAAAGACTTTTGGGTGTTAGTTTGACCGGCATCATGGACAACGATCTTACAAATGGTAAAAAAGGCAAGAAAAAATTGACAGAGGCACTTGAAGAGTTGAGAGAAGTTGCCGTACAAACAAATAAAGAATGGGCAGAAAAATTAGGCATTAATCAATCTGCGGCAATTACTTGTGTGAAACCATCAGGCACAGTATCACAATTAGTTGATAGTGCATCTGGAATTCATGCAAGACACAATGATTATTACATCAGAACTGTTAGAGCAGACAATAAAGATCCTTTGTGTAAATTTATGAAAGATGCAGAATTTCCAAATGAACCAGATGTAATGAAACCACAGCATACAACAGTATTTTCATTCCCAATGAAGTCTCCTGAAGGGTGTGTTATGAGAAACGATATGACCGCCATTGAACAAATGGAATTGTGGTTGGCATATCAGACCCATTGGTGTGAACATAAACCTTCTGTAACTATTTCTGTCAAAGAAGATGAATGGCCAGAAGTAGGATCCTGGGTTTACAATCATTTTGATAGAATTTCAGGAATTTCTTTCTTACCATTCAGTGAGCATACATATCGACAGGCTCCTTATCAGGATTGTACTGAAGAAGAGTATTTAAATGCCTTGGATGCTATGCCTAAAAATGTTGATTGGTCAAAACTTGCAGATTTTGAGAAGGAGGATTTTACAGTTGGATCTCAGGAGTTGGCATGTAGTTCTTCATCTGGAGGTTGTGAAGTCGTAGATTTATAATTTTTTCATCAGGGTTTTTTCGGAAACCCTGATACATAAATATAATAGAATTTTAAAATTATATTGCCGCAATTATAAAGGAAAATATGGATTGGAAATCAATCGAACCGTTATTCGTGACATCTATCATCGGTCTAGTTGGTTGGTCATTGGTCGAAATTTCTAATTTAAAAGTTTCTACAGCTAAAATTGAAACTGAACTTAACTATGTCAGAGAAAGTATAAAAACAATTGCAGGTGATATAAGACAAATAAAAATAGAATCTATTGGATCAATAGATACAAGGAATCAATATGTTCCTGTGTCAGAACCACCAAAACCAAATGTTATAAATACGTCCTATGAATGATGATGAAATTTTAGAAAAAACTATAGTATCTCTAGACGAACACACTCCAGAAACCGCAGAAAAAATAATACAAAAATGGAAATACAAAGTACACTCTTTTAAAGTAAACCATATTTTGTATTCACACATTGGTAAAAATCATCGAAATATTTTTTGTGATTACAAATTGTATGATATACCGAATACTATGTGTAAAGTTATCGAAAATTTGATAGATACTGGTGCTGATATGGTGACAATTAATATGAATAATAATATTAAATCAATGGAAGCAATATCACAATATGCAGAAGATATTAAATTATTAGGTGTAACTGTGTTAACAAGTTGGGACCATAATGATCCATACTTTATACATAAACAACAAATTGGTGATATGTATGAAAGAAGTTTATGGATGATGGAAAAATATGGTTTTTGGGGAATGATATGTTCAGCTAAAGATATTAAAATGTTTAAAAAAACAAAGTTAAAAAAAATTACACCAGGTATTAGATTTTCTCACGATATGCTAGGTGATCAAGTAAGAGTTACAACTCCTGAGAAAGCAATTAGAAATGGATCTGATTATTTAGTAATGGGTAGAAGTTTTTTTACAAATTTTGAAAATGTAAAGGAGGAAAATGATAAAGCATGAATTAGATTTTAGTGATGGTAATTATATTGTTGGACATTTTACATATCCTAAATGTTCTTCTTGCGATCAGGCAAAAGAATTATTGCGTGAAAAAAAAATTCAATATATGTTCATTCAAGCAGATAAAAAATTATTCGGTAAGGTTATGGGAGTTACAAAATCAACATCAGTTCCTCAGATTTTCTTAAATGGTGAATATATTGGGGGTTATGACGATTTAGTCGAACATTTTAGAGAAGATGGTTAAAAGTCCTTGTGTAAAAATTTGCAAACTAGACGAATTTCAAATTTGTTTGGGTTGTGGTAGAAGTTTAGATGAAATTAGAAATTGGACTAAATATGACGAAACCTATAAATCGGAGGTTTGTCGAAGATCATTCGACAGAATCTCAAAAAAAATTATTAACGGGGATGAGTGAAATTTTATTCATATTGACTGATGAAATGGAAAAAGTTGATCAGACAATAGATAGTATAAAAAGTAATCCAAAACCAGATATTGAATATATGACTATGCCTTTAAAGTTAAAATGTTATCGTGATGGTTTAAAATTTGCATTTAAAATTATAACAAAATATAAACAAATGGAAAGTTTAATGGACGATGGAAAATAGTATTAAAATAGATTGCTCTTATTGCGATGTTAGATATGAAATATTAATCGAAGAAGATGAAAGACCACAATACTGCTCTTTTTGCGGTGAAATGATTGACTTGAAAGAAGAAGAGGACGATAATTGGGATAATTAAAAAAAAATATATTGTTGGTATAGATTATTCTCTGACTAGTCCTGCGGTTACGGAGTTTTATGGAAATGATTGGGATTATAATAGGAGTTGTATTTCTCATAATATTCTTGCTAATAATGATCGGAGACGGGCCCGGTGGTCCTCCATCACTCACTTAGATGTAGACATATATCCAGAATATTTTTCTGACATTGAGAGATATAACGGACTTTCTGATTGGGTTTATCATAAAATTATTAAACATAATCGTAGACCGATCATGGTATTTATTGAGGATTATGCATATTCGGCAACTGGAAAAGTTTTTCATATTGCTGAAAACATGGCAATTTTAAAAAATATGTTAGTTCAAACTGGAATTAAATACACGATGATTTCTCCGACCGCAATAAAAAAATTTGCAACAGGAAAAGGGAATGCTAATAAAGAAAAAATGTATGAATCTTTTAAAAATGAAACTGGAAGAGATTTGGAAAAAGAATTTGAATTAAGATGTGATAAAAATCCTATATCAGATATAGTAGATTCATATTGGTTATGTAAATATGGCTTCGAAAATTTTATAAAGGAATTATAATCAATGGCAACTATACCTGAAGAATATTCTGATTTTGATTTTGGTTTTTCGGCAGTAGATGATGAAGAGTATAAGGCAAAAACTGCTGAAGTTGAACAAAGAATAGTAGAAATTGAAACAAAATCAGAAAGCTTAGTAAATTTAGAGAAGAAAATTGATGCTGCAATAAACGAATTAAGTTATAAAAAAGAATATTTGGAAGAAAAATATCGTGAAGACATGCAAGAAATAGAAAAATTAATTTTACCTTTATTGTATAATTTGATGAAAAATCCTGAAAAAGATTATATATATTGGCCAAATCGTGAATCAATAATTACAAAACAAATAGAAAAAATTAAAGACATCACTGGAGATTTGGATTAATGGCTATTCTAAAAGGTGTTGACCTAAAGTCAAATACTGCTATATCGTCCGGGGGTCAAGAATTGTTGAGTTCGGGTGGTGAATTGAAAGGTTCTTTGAGTACTTTGGGTGGTGTAGAAATAATAGATTCTAGTGGTAATTTTAAAAGTTCTTCAGGTGATACGGTCATAGATTCCACTGGTAATTTTAAAAGTTCTTCAGGTGATACGGTCATAGATTCCACTGGTAATTTTAAAAGTTCTTCAGGTGATACGGTCATAGATTCCACTGGTAATTTTAAAA